AAGCTCATTATATGTTTCATTTAGTTAATGAGACATTAAACGAAATTGACCCAGATTTAGTAAATTTATATTCTTTAGTTATGTCTGTAAATGATTTGATGTACTGGATTATGCCAGATATGGAAGGTATGGTAGGAGGTGGTGCTGATGAAATGGCAGCAGGACGAGAAGAGGTGGATTTAGAAACAGACCCACCAACCATTAAGGCTAAAGGAATTATGTTCCCTATTTTAGTACATGAACTATGGAAAGGTGTTATGGAGTATGTTTCCATGCATGGATTACCTTCGGACCCAGAATTTGCTGAAGAAGTGATTGGTTCTGAAGATACATTACCTGCTGAGGTTTGGGATTTAAGATTAGGTCCTATTATTTGGGAAAAGTTTATGGAGTCTTATCCGGAAGATTTGTTAAATAGTGATGATTACGGTAGAATAAAAAATTATTTATATTATAATATAGTTTCTTTAGAACCAGAACCTTTTATAGGGTTAGCTAAAGAAATCCTGTCAGGTTCACCAAGAGGTAAAGAAATGGTAGCAAAAATTGTGGATGACATTAAAAAACAATTAAAAGATGAGGACTATGAGGATGCAACCGGTGAAGTTTCTACACCTTCAGACCTACCAGGACTCGATGACTCAACTCAACCAACACAAGAACTAGATATGGACACTATTTTAGATAAAATAAATAAAAGTGGTATGGAATCATTAACACAGGACGAAAAAGATTTTTTATATAATTTATAATTTATAAAATAACTTAAAAATTAAAAGGTCCGAAAGGACCTTTTCTATTATTGCAGCAATCATTATATTTATAATATATGACACAAGAAGAATTAATACAAGAATATGCTAAGTGTTATAAAGACACGCCATACGCTATTAAGACTTATTTAGAAACGTACGACAATACACAATCTAAATATGTACCTTTTATATTATTTCCTGAACAGGAAATGATGTTAAAAAACTTTGAAACCCATAACGATAACATCACAAAAAAATATCGTCAAGCTGGAGTATCGACAGCGACAGCAGCTTGGGTATCTAAACAAATACAGTTCGCGCCTAAAACCAGACCAGAAAAAATATTAATTATAGCAAATAAATTAGATACAGCTTCAGAATTTGCAAACAAAGTTAGGGGTTTTTTAAATCAATGGCCAGAATGGATTAATGTTGGGTTTTCAAAAGAAAAAGATTCACAAAAACACTTCAAACTAAACAATGGGTGTGAAGTAAAAGCTGTGGCAACATCTGTGGATGCCCTAAGGGGTTACACACCAACAACATTAATATTTGATGAGGCTGCATATATTGAAGCTGGAGATGATTTCTGGGCTGCGTGTATGGCCTCACTATCTACTGGAGGTAAAGTAATCGTTATATCAACACCTAACGGGTACGATAAGATATATTATGAAATATACGAACAATCTATAAAAGGTTTAAATAGTTTTCATATATCAGAGTTACATTGGGAAAATGACCCTAGGTTTACAAAAGATTTATTCTGGGTAAAAACAAAAGATATTGTACATTTTTTACTTAATAGAGAGGACTATGATGAAAACGAGTTCCTACAGGAAAGAGAACTATCAAAATTTCCACCACTGATTAAAAAAGGTTATAAACCTTGTTCTTCTTGGTTTGAGAGTATGGTAAAAAAACTTAAGTATGATAGAAGGAAAGTGTCACAAGAATTAGAGAGTGCTTTTTTAGGTTCCGGTGATAATGTTATTCCTGTGGATACCATAGAACAAATAAAAGATATTCATGTTATGGAACCAGAAGAAATGTTTATGGGAAACCAATTATGGGTCTGGGAAAAACCAAAGGAAGGTCACAAATACATATTGGGTTGTGATGTTAGTAGGGGTGATTCTGAGGATTTCACATCTATAGTTATAATTGATTTTGATGAACGAAGACAGGTTCTTGAGTATTTGGGTAAAATACCCCCTGATTTAGCTGCAGATATAGTATATAAATGGGGGACTATATATAAAGCTTATGTGGTTACTGATATTACTGGGGGTATGGGTGTTGCAACATCTAGGAAATTACAAGAACTAGGTTACAAAGATTTATATATAGAAGGTTTAAATACCGCAGATAAATGGAAATATAATCCCACTGCGGCACAAAAAGTTCCAGGTTTGGCTTTTAATAATAAAAGAGTTCAGATAATTTCAGCTTTTGAAGAGGCTTTAAGACATAAATTTATTATAAGGTCTAAAAGGTTGTTAAATGAATTGTATACTTTTGTGTATATAAATGGTAGACCTAACCATATGAAAGGAAAACATGACGATTTAATAATGGCGTTAGCTATGGCACTATATGTTGGGGAAAGTTCGTTTAGCCAACTACAAAAAGCTGACGACCTAACCAAAGCAATGTTAAACGGATGGTTAACAGAATCTAACGAAAATAACAGTATACCTTCTTCGGAACCAGTATTTGGGGTTGTAGGTGGGGGTAATTCTGAAATAAAAAAACAGTATGTAGAAAATAGTTGGCTATTCACTAAAAGACGTTAGAGAAAGGTATACTATTTATAATATAATATGTATTATTACAAGTAATGGCAAAATTAACAATATATCAAAGATTAGGGAAACTTTTTGGAGCTGGAGGACCAACCGCACCAAAAACCACGTTCCAACAATTCACGGTTGGGTCAGAAGAAATTCTAAAAACAACAAATAAAAAAGACTACGAAGAAAAAAAGTTAGAGTTTCAACAAGCATCTTATCTGGCCAATCAATGGCAAAAAGTAGATAACGAATTATATACAAAATCTATATACTACGAACCAACTAGACTAGCTTCATACTACGATTATGAGTCTATGGAGTTTACTCCAGAAATATCAGCAGCTTTAGATATATATGCTGAAGAGTGTACCACACCATCAGAAAAAGGGCATGTATTAACAATATACTCTGAATCAACAAGAATAAAATCTATATTAGGTGATTTATTTAATAACATACTAGACCTTAATACTAACTTACCTATGTGGGTTAGAAACACGTGTAAGTATGGGGATAATTTCGTCTATTTAAAAATTGACCCAGAAAAAGGTATCGTTGGTTGTAACCAATTACCAAACATAGAAATGGAAAGAGGTGACCAATTTAATTACTTTACACTTCATGGGGAAAAACAAGATGATGATAAAGCAGCTAAAGTATCGTTTAAATGGAGAGAAAAAGAAATGGAGTTTAATACTTGGGAAATAGCTCATTTTAGGATATTAGGTGATGATAGAAGATTACCTTATGGTACTTCTATGTTGGAAAAAGCTAGAAGAATATGGAAACAGTTATTATTAGCTGAAGACGCTATGTTGGTTTATAGAACATCTAGAGCTCCGGAAAGAAGAGTGTTTAAAGTTTTTGTTGGAAACATGGACGATAAGGATGTTGAAGCGTACATTCAAAAAGTAGCTAATAAATTTAAAAGAGATGCTGTGGTGGACCCACAAAACGGCAATGTTGACTTAAGGATGAATCAGATGGCTGTAGACCAAGATTACTTTATCCCTGTTAGAGACCCAGCAGCACCAAGTCCTATTGATACTTTACCTGGAGCTACAAACCTAAGTGAAATTGCTGATATAGAATATATACAAAAGAAATTGTTGGCATCTTTAAGAATACCTAAAGCCTTTCTAGGGTTTGAGGAGGTTGTTGGTGAGGGTAAAAATTTAGCTTTATTAGATATTAGATTTGCAAGAACAATAAATAGAATACAAAAAGCTATTGTGGCTGAACTTAACAAAATAGCTATAATCCATTTATATGTGTTAGGTTTTCAGGACGAATTAAGTAACTTTAAGTTAGCTTTATCAAATCCATCTACACAAACAGACTTATTAAAAATAGAACAATGGAAAGAAAAAATTGCTTTATATAGAGATGCTGTTACAGACCCAGGAAATGGATTACAAGCCGTATCAACTACCTGGGCTAAAAAAGAAATATTAGGTATGAGTGATGAAGAAATTAAATTAGATTTACAACAACAAAGGTTTGAAAAAGCTTTAGCTGGTGAATTGGAAAAAACTTCAGAGATAATACAAAAAACTGGTATTTTTAGTAATATAGATAAGTTGTATGGTACACCTAAAAAAGAAGGTGAAGAAACTACTGAAGGTGGAGATACTGATAGTGGTGCAGATTCAGGAATGGATTTTGGTATGGATATGGGTGGTGATACTGATGATGCTGGTTCTGATACTGATGCTGGGGATGTACCAGAACCTGCAGCGGAAGGTTATAATGTACAGTCAGATTTACCTTTATTAATGGAAAGAAGAGGTATGGATTTAAAGGGGTTACAAGACGCGGTTAATAAAAGTAATAAAAATATAAATAAGATTAACAGTGAAGTAGATACCTTATTAAAGGATTAGTTATATTTATATATAAACTATACTTATGAAAGGATTTGCAAAATACAAACAAAATTTAGATAATATTTTAGAAAACTCTTACGACAATAAAGAGCACTTTAAAAAAAATCTTTCAGTTATTCTGGGGGTCATGAAATTCTCAAAACCACTCAGAGAATTTTTTACACTATACAATGAAATAGAAATTAAAAAATTTAACTCTATTGATGATAGTAAGGCATATATATCTGAAGCCTTGGACCACCTTAAAAAAAATAAAAAAGAATTAACTAAAGTTAAAAATGTTTTAGATAAAATTGTCGAGGACAGAAAAGAGTTGTGTGGTAAAAAAATTAACGAAGTGTATGAAAAAATAGACGCCATCGTATTCAATACCAACATAAACAAATTAGACGAAAACGTTAAATCTAAAAAATTTCTATCTGAATCTATGATTACTAAAAGTAACGGTAAAAAAATAGTTAAACCAGTAACCCCAAAGATACTATCTCACGTAATATCAAAAAACTATGAAAAAGAATTTGGCACTAAATTAAGTGAGTCAGAAAAAGGGATATTAAAAAACACACTACTAATGACTGAAGATACGGTAACTAAAGAATTTAATAATGTGAAAGATATAGCACTAACCACATTGAACAAATTATTGTCAGAGTCTAAAGATGATAATGTTTCAGCTAAATTAGTTGAGGTTAAGAATGAAATCAACACATTAGAAAGTTCCAAATCCAGCTATATTAAGGTTAGGGGCTTGTTAGAGGACTTGAACTAAAAGCCGTCAATTGTTATATTTAACTTAAGTAAAAAGTTAATATTATGGCAAAACAAGGTAGAGAAGTTAGGACTGACATTTCTGATGTTTTTAGAACATCATACGGTACTGTAGATTCTAGTACATTAAAATCACTATATTTAAATTTAAGCACCTGGATTGAACCTTTAGAGGAGGTTGATAACTGGGATAGACCTATAAAAAAATTTAAGTATATGATAGATAACCTAATACATAGAGAATTAAAAGATACCGAGTTTAAACAAAAAGCTATCGTTGATTTAGACCTTAGAGCTAGTGGTATGAGATTAGGTAAACGTAGTTTCATGAGGTGTGAAGTAACAATGTTTTTAAATAGTAGAAACAAACATAATATTAAATCTATAATCCTATCCAAAACAATTAACGACATAACTAAAAAAGTTATAAATGGTCCACTATCTACCACAAAATCCTTTAAGTTTCACAAAAAGAAAAAGTAATTAGAAACAATACCACACACTACGCAGTTTTTTTTATCTATTTTAATATTTATAAAAAAAGACAAATATGAAAATTTTAGAAGCTAGAGAGATTGGTCACGGTATATTAGTTGAAAGTGACGGGTATATCTCACCAAAAGACAATAAGAATATAATCACGGAAATGGCAAAAGATAGTTTCGATGGAGAAATATATATGAACGCTATTTTACAAAAATATGGTGTACCAAATAGAAATGGTAGGGTGTACCCAGAAAATATCCTTAAAAGAGAAAACGATAGATACCAAGAGGTTATAAAAAAGGGGGGTGCCATATCAGAGTTAAATCATCCAGAGTCTTCCCTAATTGATTTAGATAGAGCTTCTCATATAATAACAGAAACTTGGTGGGATGGTAATAGGTTAATCGGTAAGATAAAATTATTAACCTCACCTGGATACCTTAAAGAAGGTGTAATTTCTTGTGTTGGTGATATGGCGGCTAACTTATTAAGACAAGGTGTAACTTTAGGTATATCATCTAGGGGTGTTGGTTCTTTAGCAAAAAGTGGTGAATATAATGAAGTACAAGAAGACTTTGAGTTGGTGTGTTTTGATTTAGTTTCATCACCATCTACACCAGGGTCATACCTATTTAAAGAAGGTGAAACAGCGGACAGTGTTGATGAAGAACTACCAGTAGTGGAAACTAAAAAATCATCAAAGTCTTTAAATATGGATAAGTCTACCAACCTAATGAACCGACTTAACAATTTTCTAAGTAAATAATTTACGTTAATCCAATCACAAGAAGGATTTTTTACAATAATCTTATATTTATAATAAAACCGTGCATATATTATGTATGCGCATAACACTTTTTAAAAAAATAAAAAAACGTGAGTAAAACAATCTTAGAAAAAGCGTTGCTCGAGGCTGAACAGTTAGAAGAAACTATGAAGTCTAATGCAAAAGAAATACTTTCTTCAACTATGAAGGAAGAAATTCATGAATTAGTAAAAGAATCATTAAGCGAAAATGATTACCTAGAAGAGCAAGAAGACGAACAAGAAGTTGAAATCGATTTAGATATTGAAGATTTAGAAGATGAAACCGATATGGTGGATTTGGAAGAACCAACAATGGACCTTGATTTGGGACTTGACATGGAGGACGATACTGAAGACGACGCGGTATCACTAGAGTTACCACCTCTAGACTTAACACTAGCATCAGATGCTGAAGTACTAAAAGTATTCAAAGCTATGGGAGATGAAGACGGAATTATTATCCAACAGGATGATGAGGAAATCGAATTAACCGATAACAATACAGATACTGAATACCTAATTAAATTGGAACAATCTAAAAAATCAAAAACTATGAAAGAAGAAAAATCCATTAAAAATGACGAAGTAGTAGAAACTGCTGATAACAAAGAAATGGACGAAGTAGTTTATGAAATAGAACTTGATGAAGAAATGTATGAAGGTGATGTTGATGGAGTTTACGCTCCTGAATCAAAAGGTGCATTATCAAGACTCGAAAAATACAGAGATAAATCCAATATTAAAATGGAAACTGATGATTCTGAAATGGAAGAAGAAATGTACGAAGAAAAACATGAAGACATGGAAGAAGAAATGACAGAAGGAAATTACGGAATGAATAAGGGTGATAAATTTCATAGACATGACGTAGATGGTGTTGAAAAAGAAGCTGGAAAATACGGAGCTTATAACGAAGGTGACGACGTTGAAGGTGAAGTTGAAGAAGGCTGGGGTAGTAAAAAAGGTGAGTACAAAAGAACTAAGGGTCATAAAACTGGTAATGTCGATGGGCATTATAAGGATTATGAAATGGAAGGTGAATTAGAGGAAACTAGTAGATTAAAAGCTGGTCCTAATAAATCATTTTCTAAAATGGCTGGACAAAAAGTTTGGGGGAAGAAAAATTATAATGAATCTCGTAAACCAAGAAAAGCTAACTTAGGGGAAAGTCGTATAAGAAAGTCCTACAATCTTCTTAAAGAAGAAGTAGAATCTTTAAAATTAAAAAATGAAGACTATAAAACTGCATTAATAACTTTTAAAGATAAATTGAATGAAGTGGGTGTATTTAATTCTAACCTTGCTTACGTTACTAGACTATTCACTGAACATTCAACTACTAAGAAGGAGAAAATCAACATCTTGAAGCGTTTCGACAATGTTAAAACATTGAAGGAATCTAAAGGGTTGTATAAGGTAATCAAACAAGAGTTTTCGGATGATGTTGTTAAAGAGAAATCTAAAACTATTTCGGAAGCTGTTGAAAGAAAAATTACTAAATCATCTACTAGTGGGAGTGGTGGAAAACTTTTGGAGTCAAAAGTATATGAAAACCCTCAATTTAGTAGAATGAAAGACTTAATGTCTAAATTATAATAATAAATAAACGCTTAAAAAAAATTAAAAAATTATGGGAGCACTATTAGAATCAGGTATGGTTGGTAACATAGGTTTAAAACACCTTAAAGTTATCAAGGAAGATACCTTAAAAAAATGGGATGGTCTTGGGTTCTTAGATGGACTTAAGGGACATGTCAAAGAAAATGTTGCACAGTTATATGAAAACCAAGCAACAAATTTAATAAACGAAGCAACGACTGCTGGTGATTCAGGGTCCTTCGAAACGGTTGTATTTCCAATCATTAGAAGAGTATTCTCGAAATTGTTAGCTAACGATATCGTTTCTGTACAAGCTATGAACTTACCAATTGGTAAATTGTTCTACTTCGTACCTAAAATTACACCTAGAACTTTAGTAGCTGGTTCTGCAGCGGGTGGTCCAGGTACAGGTACTCACGGAGCACCTATGGGGTCTACAGGGAATCCAAACAATGCTAATCCAGTATCAGCAGCAACTGGTAACCTATATGACTCTTACTACGCACAGAATTCACCACAGTTAGCTAATGATGGTACGTACGATTACTCTAGAGGTAAATATACGTCTGTTACAGCTGGTACGGTAGAGGTTACTTGGAATGGAGCAGTTCCACCAGCATTAACTGACGGTCAAAGAGATGTAACAGTTTGTACTAGAGGTGTTATTGTTAAGTTATCTGGTTTCTCACAAACAGGTGTTGGTACTTTAACTGGTCCTGATGGAAATGAGCAAGATTCAGAAACTTTCTTATCTTCATTACAAATAACTTCATCGGTAGTTTTAGCTTGTTGTGACTCTGTTACGGCAACTACGGGTAATAATATTGCAGCTTCAACTGTAGGATATGGAACACAAACACCAATCTTATTCCGTGTTGTTACACAGAAATACGGTTTTGGTATTGTTGATAGAGCTGATACTTGTGATGCAAATGGAGATATCTATTTAGAAGT